GAGCACGCCGAACTGCCCGAGACCAAGGCTCGCGCGCTTTTCTTCGGTCTCGGGATACTGCGACTTGATCGGGATGAACCCGACCGAGACAGCTTTGATGAAGCCACCTTCGACCAGTCGATAGATCAGGTCGGCTTCGGGGTTCATCTCTGCGGTCGCGTACTCGATCGACTCGAACAGCGCGGGCGAGCCGTCTTTCTTCTGGCCCTTCTCAAAGTTGAAGACGCGACCGATCGGCAGCTTGGACGCATCGTGACCCCAAAGCGCCACGGGGTTCTTCTTGAAGTTCTTGAAGTCCCAGCCGCCAACCCGGATGACATCTCCCTGCCGGTCGCTCGACTCATCCGAAGCCACAAATCGGAACGCGCGCATCTCTCCATCGCGCTCCGGCTCGCCGATCGCGGCAATGCGCCAATGCGGCACGCTGTTGTCGCGCTTGATCGAAACCACGGTCTCGACCTTTTCGTTCGCCAGTTCTTCGACGCTGGCGATACCGCGCAGGATGCGCTCGGCCAGCTCCTTCGTGCTGTGGGTAAGGATTTCGGTCATGGTCTAAGCGTCCGGCACGATTGCCAGGAGGATGCAGCGGCAGTTGATGACCTCTTCTGCCGGCGCGCGATCGTCGCCGGGGTAGCGGAGGTTAGGCTTGAAGTCTTCGCCGATGGCGCGGATCTCGCCGTCGAGTTCGGTGTGGCTCTCGCGCACGAAGTCATCGCGCTCGCTGATCCACTGCACCTGCTCCACGCCTTCCTCGCGCATCTGGAGCTCGCGCGCGGTGTTCACGGACTTGGTGACCTCGGTGCGCGCGATAACGCCGGCGCGGCCGGTCTTGTCTGCGAAGACTTGCTCGAGACGCTCGGTTAGCTCGGGCAAGGTCTCCTCGATACGCTGACGCATCTCGACGAAGCTGGACGGCTGGCCCAGTTCATCGGCCAGAGCTTTTTTGACGCGCTTCGCCACGGTCGAATGCACGCCCTCGACCACTTTGATCTTCTGCGTGCGGAGCGCGGCCTGCACGCGCGGGTCGGCCATCGGGATAGAGATGCCGCCCAGTTCGGTCGCCTGATCTTTTAGAGCGGCTTTGAAGGCTTCGTTGAGCGCAGATGACAGGGCCGAGTCCAGCTTCTTCAGCCACGCTTCGGACGGCGGCAGCAGCTCGTTGAGGAACGGATCCTCGGGGCCGTCCGCCTTGATGACCGGCGAGCCAAAGTCCTTGCCCGTCTCGGCGAAACGCCGCACGCGCTTCAGTAGCTCGCGCTCATACTGCGCCAGCCACTTCGCCACGTTCCGCGTTGCCTTGCGCTCGTGGGGCTCGCCGACCTCGCGCATAAAACGTCGAAAGTATTCTTGACGGGCTTCGCGCGTGACCAGAGGCCCGAGCTTGATCTGCGTATCCGCTGACCGCACAGCGCGCTCGCGCTCTTCGTCCAGCCGGCGCACGACACCTTCGGCATAGGCTTGGGCACGCTCTGCGGTCGCGCGCGAGGAGCCGCCGCCCCACAGCAGCATCGACACCAGACCGGGCGTGATCTCGCCGTCCTCGACGGCCTCAAGGTCAACGATATGCCGCGCGATCCAGGGGCCGATCTTGCGCCATTTCTCCTCGGTCACCTCGCCAGCGGCCATCTTGCGCGCGTCTTCGACGGTCTGCGGCTTGAGTCCCTCGCCGCTCTCGCCGTCTTCGTGCAGCTTCAGGCCACGGCGCGCGCTGGCTCGCATATACGCCGGAGCTTGCAGGTTCACCTGCTTGACCTCGACCGCCGCGAGCTGCCGGCGGTGCTCGACGGTGAACGACGCGCTAACAGGCTCTGCGGGCGCGGCAGGCGCTTCGTTGACTCCACCGACGATCCGGCGGGCCTCCTCCTCGTCGATGAACGGGAACGCAGCCAGGATGGTCGTGACGGCTCCCTCGACGGTCAGCAGACCTTCGGAGACGGCGCGCAGAATGTCGAGCAGACTGGAGACCTGTGCTCCGTTGAGTGCCTGATCTGCGACCACGGCCGCTTCGCCGGTCTCGCCTTCCATCTCGTCCGGCTCTTCCGGCTCCTCGGTCTCTTCGGCTTCGGCTTCCTCGCCAGCCTCTTCACCTTCGGCCTCTTCCGCTTCGCCTTCCTCGTCGAGCTCGCCTTCGGCTTCCTCGAACACCGACTGGTCGATATCCAGACGCAGAGCCTTCACCAGATCGGCCAGCTCGATGCCGGTCGCCGCGGCGATCTCTGCCGCCATCTTGAGGCGCGAGCTCTGATCGTTCCGCAGAGCCTCAATGCCGGCGAAGTCGAACGCGAAGCGGTAGGCCCGATAGCGCGGATCGGCCATGCGCGGGATGAGCTGCGCGTTGATCTGCGCTTCGACGGTCTTCAGGTAGCCGACAACCGCATTCCAGAACTGCCGCCACGCTTCTTGAAGGTTCGAGTACGTCGAAGCGTCAGGGCTGACCAGATGCACGGGCACTTCAAAAACCGAGCAGACCACGTCCCGCGACCATTGCAGAAGGTCGATGTACTGCATCCGGTCGGGCGTGGCAGGGTTCGGAACGATCTTCGGCCCACCGCCGAGAATCTTGAGCCCGCCGGCCGTGTCCGGATCCTGCGTCGCAGCGTCCATCTCGTTCTGGAAGCTCTCGAGCGCGTCGCGCTGGATGTCGTGGTCGTAGGTGACGAACGCGCCAGGGCCACCGGATCGCATCTGCGCTTCCTGCTGCCGCTCTGCTTGGAAGCTGATCTGGAGCTGGCGGTTGGCGACCTCTGCTGCACCCAGACCGCGGATAGGGTCGGCCGGATCGTAGTCCTTGAACTGGAGCACGCTCGACCACGGCGCGCGAATGCGCGAGTTGGTCGCCGTCTGGAAATACCAGAACGCCGGCCGACCCATAGCGTCCGCATCGTATTCGACCGCGTCGCCGTTGACGGGCATGACCGAGAACGGGAGCGTGATCGGCCCCTCGAATGGAGCCCACTGACCATCGGTGGACTTGGGGCCGAACAGGAACCAGAACGACTCGCCCGACAGCTTGCGGTGGATGACATCCGCTTCGGCAAGCTGTGCCCAGGTCATGTCGCGAGTGGGCCGAAGAAGCTGCTGGAAGAACGGGTCGGTGTCCGGGACTTCGGGAGCGTCTTCGCCAGGGCCGGCGTACATCTTCGGCTGCACTTGACCGACAGCGCGCGACCACAGCCGGCAGCACAGGTTCACGATCCATGACTGCGTGAACGGGTCGGAAAGCTCGAATGCTCCCGCCATCGACGGCCGCACCGCGAATCCGTTCGACTGGAACAGCGACTCCAACGACTTCGAGCGTCCGTTGAAGCGTGCGGCTCCGGCCATAGTGCCGAGAGCCTCGAGCTGGTATCCTGCCTCTCGGGCGGCGAAGGGCTTCAACCTAGTCCGGCGACCTTGACTCACGCTCGTGAGCCTACGGTTTGTCAAGCTGGAATGGTTGGGGCGTGGGATTGTCCGGGGGGTTTTGAAAGATTGCCTAAGAAAGAACAGGCCCAGCGCAGTGCAAGCGTTGGTCGTGTCTACATGACGGTCGTGCTACCGCAGCATCTGCGGGACGCGATCAGAGTTGAAGCCAAGAGCGAAGAGATGCCGCCGGCGATGTTCGTGCGGATGATCGTGACGCAGTACATCAGCGCAAAGCGCGCTCGCACTCGCGTCCACAAAGGCCCGCGGCCTTAGATCCGACCGAGCCGGAATGTCGGCTTCGAACTGGGCTTGCGAGCTAGCCCAAGTATCGCTGCGTCCAGATCGTCTGGAGACCGTCCGAACTTTTCTCGGATCTCGTCCTTGCTTTCGCCGAGCTCGCACAGCGAGCCGCGCGCGCTCTCGCGGAAGTTGTAGCTATACCAGCACGCCTGCCGCCAGAGCTCCGCGTACTTGCGAGGTATGCACGCCTGCCGCTCCTCGAGCAGTCGGCGCAGCGTCCAGTGCATCTCGCCGCGCATATTGCGGAACAGCGTCTGGCCCAGCAGCTCGCGCCACCCGTAGCGCGGGGACGCGCCGAAGTCCACGGCATCGACCGCGTGCCCGAGCTGCTTGAGGCGATCGGCTACGCCCTTGCCAAGGCCCGTAGCATCGACGTGGACGTGCGCGGCTGGCACAGGCTTTCCATCCTCGCCCCATGACTGGATAAGGGTCAGGATCACGCCGACCGTCGCCATCGTGTCCGGGCTTCGCCACTCATGCCGCGCCGCGATCGTGTTCCCGATCCAGAGGTAAGCCACGCTCGGGTCAGACCCGCCGGCTCCGATGTCTACGCCGATGTGCCGCTCCAGGCCGTCGGGCTCCAGCTCGGCGCAGGATTCGAGCAAAGCGCGCGGGATCAGCGCACGGTCTAGGTCAACGGTCGCGGGCAGACCGTACACGAACACGCGCGTGAACGCCGAGTCTCGGCCATGGCTCTTCACCATCGCGCGTCGCCAGTCGGCCGGCTGGATCTCTTCAGGTATCCCGTGGAAGCAGCGGTCGGCAGGATGTGGCTCCCATCGTTCCTCGGGCAGCTCCTCGCCGGCGACGTGGATCCGATGCCAACCTGAACCACGCCGCCACCAGCGCGCGGTCGGATGGTCGCTTGACTCATCGAAAGTCGGGTTGCACTGCGCGAGGACGTAGACGTTCTTGCCAGCCATCGAGCCCTCGAGCCGCTCGAGGATTTCCTTGTCGATCTCCGCGGCTTCGTCCAGCACGATCAGCAGGCGGTGGGCAGTGCGCTCGATCTTGTACAGGGCCTCGCTCGCGGTCGCCAGTTTCAGTTCGCTGGTGTCCTCCGCGTCTCGCGCGAGGTCCACGCCGGCATGGAATCCTTGCACCGTTCCGGCATCGCCAGCCGAGAAGCCAAGCGCGTACCACTCGGGTGCAATCTCCCACTTGAACCCGTGCGGCTTGCCTGGAAGCGCCTGCCGCGCGTTGGCATGGAATGCGCGGATCTTCTGCCACAGTCCGTACTCGACCTGGCGCTGACTGCCCGATGTCGTCAGCACCGTGGTCGGGCCGGTACACATCATCGCTACCACGATCTCCGCGGCCGTGTGCGTCTTCGAGTTCTTCCGCGGGCCGCAGACCATCACGAAGCGGTGCTGCATGAGCGCGCGCTGAAGG